CTTCAATCACTCACATTCTTATTTCATTATTTATAGTTAGAGAAATTTTATCTAACTGTGCGGCTGAAGAGCTACACAGGTTGGCTGCTCGCATAACGAGCACACAGCGTACGCATTTCAGCGCTGTGGATCAACCGAGTTGCCTCGCATGGCAATTCACAATAATTTGTCTGCTCCCAGCCGAAAGGGTGCAAGCCGCGTAATTCACGTGACTGCACTCGCTCGAAGAGGGAGTAGTAATTGTTTGAACGCCCGAGATCCTCAAACCACTTTGACTCATCATCAAAGGGGAAAACCTCAACTGCACTCTCTTTGCCTCGCCGTACAACACGTACGGCGGGGACAAGTAGATTGCACTTGAAGTTGAGAATCTCGGCCATTCTTGCATTGCGATAGGAAAAGACTTCGGGACGACGATCAATTTTCTGCCAAAACTTAATTAGCATTTTCTCATCAGAACCCATAGCCTTCTGACCTTCCTTAACCACGTTATCAATTCGAATAAACCTCCAACTGTAGTTTCCCACAGAGGAGGTATCGCGGTCATTCCGGCCCTTACGTACAAGTCCGCACATTTTGCGAAACTCACTCATACATTCCATCCACTCAGTTTTCTCTTTTCCAACCCACATATTCGGCGGCAGGTAGCGCTCGAGACGTTCGATGTTTTCGCAATCCACACCCCTCGCCAACTCCTCATTAATCTTATCAATGAGGTAGGCGGCACGACGACGGTCGTGCTCCTTCGGTCCTCTCAGAACTATTTCATCCGAGAGAGGTTGATCAATGTCCATATCCGCAGTGCAAGAGAGCACACACGGAAGGCCATAACCACCGAGGTCCTTAGGAAGGAACCAAGGTAGGGTCGAACTCACTTCAGCGTTTCCATTCCGCTTAATAAATTCATCCATCAACAACACCTGAGTGGCACTCGGAAAGCCGCGTAAGAGGCTCACGCATCGCTCCGAGGCATCCTGCGAATAAGCGGACCGACTACTCATTGTCGATCGGCTACCATCGCGGTGCACACCATTCAGGATTCCGAAGTTTAGGTCCGGCATCACTTTACTCAAATATTTCACGTTTCCATACAAATCAAAGAAGGGGACACTTAGTTTATAGTCCAGCAGCATGGAGTTAATGACCATAACGTCTTCACTCCAATAGGTCTTCCCGACGGAAGGAGTCAATCCGGCAGTCTTCGCCAGATCCTCCCACGCATCTTTCATACCTAAATTCGCTGCGAACAAGCAGTCATCACCATTCACAATTGCCTTCATACTCTTAAAGGGGATTTCGCCATTGGCGACACAGTACGACTCCCAAATCACTGCAAAGTTTATTATGCAGAGAATCGGGAACGAAACCGGGGAACCCATCAACTGACCAGACCTCTGGGGCTGGTAGCCGATGATCTCCTCCTTCCTTCCTTTAAACGTCGTTAGGGCAATCTGGTGACCAGTTAGGCCGGCGTGGAACATCTTCTTATACGCATCAGGCATGTTAAGCTGGCCAGCAATGGCTTCAGCACACACACTTGTCAGATACGCATTCAGGTTGTCCGTCGCCGCCTTGTAGTCTCCACTCAACCACTTCTCACCACACAGCAGATTTCCTAAAATTTCAGAAATCTTCTCGGGCAAAATTGGCCCTCCAACACAGAACCGTTTGTCTGCACGCAACGTCCGGAACATCATATGCATTACTGGCAAAAGAGCCGAGTAAAGCCGTGACGGACCTAACGTAATGGTGCGGATTTTCAGCGCTTCGGCTAGTGCATGCACTTTAGCCTTGCTGTCATCCGCAGTCCACTGCGCAACCAGTTCGCGTTGGAGAAGAATACACTGCATCTTCACCTTCTCATCTTCATACACACATGAAACATCATCTTCCATCTCCTCGCCCACCCAACCATCCACACACCGGTTTGAAGCAACTCGGTTAAGCGTTTCACGTTTGGCCCAAGCCTTCTGCACCTCAACTGTTTCTGTCGAGAGCATATTGCCTGTTCTGCCAAGTATCCGTACGACGTCTTCCGATTCATCCTCCTTCTCCATAACCCCGACTTTTGTTGGTCGTGTAGGATCCTGTGAGATCACCCGTTCGAAGAGGAGGCCTTTCGCCCCCCCCTCTCGGGTTTTTGAATCGATATGACTGTTCGCGGAGAACGTTTCACACTCCAAATTATTCCATTCCTCAGCACTAAGCTTATTCCAATTCAAGCCTCGCACCACTTTAACAATACGATCCGAGAGACTCTTCATTTTCTCATCGGTAGTAGGGTTCTCTTGCCAAAAATTGATATCATACTTTGCGTAGGTAACACTGACATCTTCATCATAGTCATCATCACCGAACTCAAAGCCAATAATCGGCCCACCATACTCGCACGGGGAGGTCAACTGTTGCTGCGCCTTAATCGTTGCTTCCCGCAAGTCCTCTTCATCGGGACGCGGAAGACCACGTTTCGCCATCAACAGTGCGTTGAAGAAAGACAAGGCATCCTCTCGGGCCTGTCGATTATTCTTCCCCAAGTCGCGCTTTTTCGCGACTAGGAACGCATACGCTCCTCCCCGGAACATCACATGTCCGCGGTCGTTGGCATCCGCCCAAAGCGGCGACGCAACCAACGGCTGATCGAGGGCCCAAGCCATGACGTTTGAATTCTTCCACTTAAAATACTCAATCATTCGGTTCTCCACCGAAAGATTATGGTACAAAGCAAAATACTGCACGCCATGGGGGCCATCGAAATGTTCCTCCCATCTTCGCATACCAAACACTTTCATTATAGTTCGATACACATCCAAGCATTCCACCGCATCAATACACGCTCGACACATTACAGTGTCCGCATGTCCTGCCTCTGACTTACCCGTTTCCTTAATATCGAAACGGGCTGTCTTAAGAGCACAGAACATGTCCTTCCAACGAGGGAGCATGTGGGGGATAACGTTACCCTCCACCCAACAGGTTACGATAGTCGCTGTGGACTCAACAGTCCGCGATTTTTCGTGTTTGGCCATTAGTTTTAGACAGTAGATCTTCTACTGCTAAAAATTG